TGATACCAAGGCTGGAGTTTGCGCCGCCCAGGCCGAAGTTGTTGGCAACGGCGCGGTCACCCGTGGTGAACCCCGCCCCGCCTGAGCCAGGAGTTGAACTGACGGCGGTGTAGCCAGCCAGGGTGAGCGACGAGTTCGCCCCGGTCAGCGTCACCGCGCCGGTCTTGGTGGCGGAGCCAGTCTTCGTGTGCCGGTGCTTGTAGCCACGCGAGCCGAGCGGTTGGGCAGGGTTCTCCGTCTTGCCAACCGCGTCCAGATCCGCCATCGTGCCGCGCCCGATCGGGATCCGCTCCTGAATGTCGGGCACGTTGAAGCTGTTCGCGTCGACAGCGCCGAAGGCGGTCCCGATCGCTGCGAAGAGACGCGCCTCCGCGGTGCGCGAGTAGCTGGCCCCGTTGCACATCTTGGCGCCGGCCGGAGCGCTCCCCCCGCCGTAGGGAAGGATGATCCCAGCTGGCAGAATGCCAAGCGTGCCGCTGGCGCCAACGCCGGTGATCCCGAGCAGCGTGGTCAGTCCCTGCACAGCGCCGAGCGGCAGCGAGAGATCGGAGGTCTCCAGGTAGCTGACCAGCCAGGTCTTGAACTGCATCGGCAACGAGAAGGGGTCGGAGAGCAGCCGCTGCAGGAGCTGGAACTCCTGGTCTGTGAGCGGCTTGTTGTCGACGCCGCCGACGTTGATCGTGAGCGGTGAGTCGACAGTGCTCAATGCCGAGACGCCTCCATCGTTTCGCTGTCGACGGCCAGGTCGTAGATGCGCGTGATCGTCGAGGGCTGCAGCTGACGCACGCGGAAGGCGAGACCGTAGGTTGCGCGGTTGACCGGAAGCCGGTAACGGCTGCGACGTGTGGTCGGCGGCAAGCCACCCATCGCGGTGTAGGCCTCGTTGTAGGGATCGGTGACGAAGTCGAAGGCAAAGATCGGGGAGGTCGCGTCGACGACAGGCGCCTCGAGCTGCTCGCCCTCGAGCGGGTCAGCGAGTCCGCCGCCGAGGCTCTTGTCTGTGATCGGTGTGAGGCGCGCGTCGTAGGAGAGGTAGGCGAAGCGCGCGCGCTTGCGTCCCTCACGCCCGAGCGCGTACCAGCCGGTCTCGAGCGAAGGAAGGATCGGCGTGCCGTCAGCGTCGACGTTCGCTGTCAAGGTGCCGGCGGTGATCGGGAAGTAGACGGGGCCGATACGCGCGAGCCGCTTCGTGCCGGCCATGCTCGCCCAGATGCGCTCCATCCCCGTCGAGCCTGAGGAGGCGACGTAGGAGATCGCGTAGATGTTCGAGAGCCGGAACCACTGGCGTCGGTTCAGGTCGCAGACGAGCGTGACGTTCGTGCCGTCGCTGCGGCGAACGGTGATCTGGTAGTAGTCGAGGAAGGTGCAGGCCGCGAGCGAGATCTGGTTCGCGTAGAGCTGGCGCCAGTAGTAGAGGATGCCGCCCTGTGAGCAAAGGTTGCGGATGATCGCGCCGTCGGTGACGTGCACGCCGTGCTCGTCGGCGAAGATAACGCTGTCCTGCCAGTAGGAGATCGTGCGCGGGTCGGTTGTGCCGACGCGGTCGAAGAGCGGCTCGAGGCCCATGTCGCCGTGCCCGGTCGAGCGGTCAGGGACACTGCCGCGGATGCGCGAGGTCGAGCCGGCGTGGAAGACGATGATCACGGCGCGCAGCGCGGCCAGGGCGGTGACTGGTTTCGGTGCGCCGAGCTGCGAGATCGAGTCCCAGGCGTTCTGGAGCGCGCCGGGGTAGCTGAAGGAGATGATGTTCTCTGCACCGGGTGCGCCGCCGACGACGATCATGTCGTTGTAGTAGGTGCCGACCGGCGCTTTCGGCGCACTCGCGTGCATGTCGGCGAAGGTGAGCGTCGTGCTCGGCGAGGACAGGATCTGCGGGACCTGCGCGCGAGTGGCATCGAAGGCGACGATCGCGGTGCCGCCGGCGGCGGCGGATCCAGCGGCGATCGGGTTCTGCTTGCCGGGGCGACAGGCGCCGACCGCTGTAGCCGTGTAGGGCGAGTTCTGGTTGATCTCGTACCACTGGCCGTCGGCCCCGGTGACGAGCAGCCGCTCGCCAGTCGGGAAGGGCGCCAGGATGCCGGAAGTGGCGTCGCCGCCCAGCACGGTCGACCCCCAAGTCCAGCCGCCGCGACCGGTCAGGTTGGCGTCGATCACGAGCGGCACGTAGTCGACGACGTCCCAGAGGTACTGGCGCGGCATCTGGTCGCGCGGGAAGTCCCTGGCGAAGGAGCGCGCCTGCCCGAGCAGGCTGTTCGGGCTGCTCATCCGACCGCACGCCGGCGGTCAGCCAAGCTCGCGAGCCTGACGCGACGCGCCGGCGCGCGCGCCGTGCCGCGCTTGTTCACCAGCTTGCGGATCTCGCGCAGCCTGCCGCCGTTGCCGTCCTGGCCCTCGTAGAGAACGCGATAGCGCTCACCCATCTGACTCGAGCTGTCGTCGCCGTAGTCGGCGGCGTGCCAGGTCGCGTAGAGCACGATCGCGTCCTGGAACTCTTCGGGGATCGCGCCGTAGGCCTCGTCGCCCGGAGAGTCGGTGTCCTCGTCCATCTTCGACGGGCGCAGCACCGCCCAGACGTCCACCTCGCCGTCCTGGGCCGGCGCCGGGTTGAGGCGCAGGATGTCGGCGCGGATCATCGTGAAGGTGAACGAGCAGACCACGATCGAGTTGGGCGGGTAGACGACCGTGCCGATGTAGCCGTTGCCGTCCCAGCCGACCTGGTCGCGCCGCGTGCGCCGCACCGCGCCGTCCTCTATGTCGACGAGCGAGAGGATGGAGTGGTCGAGCGTGTACGTGCCGACACCCGCTTGCGTGTGCAGGTGAACACAGCGGGCGACGCAGCGGGTGCGGGCAAGCATGTCGATGGTGCCTCGGTAGAGGAGGTCTTGAACCAGGGGCAGCTCGTTGAGGTCGTCGAGTTGCTGCAGGCCCAGCCACTGCTGGATGCGCGTCGTCATCTCCCCTCTGGTCATGTGCCTCCTAGATCCAACCCGCGAAACGGGCGTAGAGAATGAGTCCGAGCACCACCCCGAGCAGAACGATGCGTTGCTGGTCGCTCAGTCGGACTTCGGCCAGGTCTGTGTGATCTGCTCCGACGGATCGTCGTCGTCGGGTGCGTTGCCTTCGCGTTCTACGAAGACACCGAAGCGCCAGTGCGAGTAGGAGGGCGGCAGTGCGCGCATGGTGAGACGGGCGAGCACGATCAGCGCGAGCACGATAAAGAAGACAGCGACGATCGCGACGATCGTCTCAGCGTCGCTGAACGCCAAGATCACAGGTCGCGCACTTTCGGCAGCAACTCGTGCTGACGTGCCTCGCGCACGATCCGGGCGAGCACGAACGGGTCTAGCAGGTGGTCGGAGGCCGGCTGCTTGCTCCAGTCGGGAACGTCCGCCGGCTCTTTGATCTCACTCCTGTGGGAATCTGACGAGCGCAAAGCCACGCACCTCCGATGGGTAACGGACACGCTTGTAGGCGCCACCGCCGTTCGACTGCGAACCTGAGTTCCCCGGAGAGGTGTTCCCGCCGTAGGTCGGGATGCCGCTGTCGGACTGCGCGGGACCGCGCACCATCTCGACGTGGACGCCGTAGCCGCCGATCACCACCAAGTCGCCCTTCTTGATCTTCGAGCGATCGGTCGTCCAGCCGCGGTAGCATTTCGCGCCCTGTTTCGCGTAGTCCTCGATCGCAGCCACCGACGCCAGGTGTGAGTCGATGCCCTGCACCTCCGCCGTCTCGAGCGCGTAGTAGCACCAGCAGCCGCACCAGGGCTGGTAGCGCAGCCACGCCTCGCCGCCAGCGGTCGCGTCCTGGGCGGCGCGGATCCCGTCCTCGCGGTTGTCGCAGTTCGAGTTGGCCGGCTGTTCGGTGTAGCCGACACGCGCCTCCATGTGCTGCATCGAGCGCTGCCGCCAGTCGGTGTTCGCGTACTGCTTCGCGAAGCGCTCCAGCAGGTCGATCGCGGTTGCGTCCAGAATCGGCTCGCCAGCACCGGGGAGGCCGTCACTGATCCGGGCGGAGCGGATCAGGTTGAAGGTCTTCTCACCCATCCAACCGGTGGCATCCACATTGTTCTGGCGCTGCAGCCCTGCCAGACCGTTCTCTGAGACGTTCGGTCCGCGACCGTGGGAGAAAGCGTTGCTGAAGGCCCGGTCGAAGTTCGAGGCGGGTCCCGGCCAATGTCCCGAGCGCCAGACCCCGCGCTTCACCGCCAGGATGTCGTCGCCGTCAGGGGAAGGGACACGGCCCTTCTTCGCCGCGTCAGGCGGGTAGAGCGGCCGGATGAACGAGGGACCAACCATCGGTCCGCCGGGACTGGCGTGTTCCCACCACTTGCTCATGTGACCGTCCTCTCCTCGAAGTCGAGGCGCAGGTTCTCGCCCTACGCCTGCGCCCCGACCACGAAGCTCGTCAGCTGCTCTTGCTCGAGGAAGAGCTGGAGCTGGAAGAGCCTGTGCCGATCGACGCGGCTGCGTTGCGGAAAGCCTCTTGCAGCCGTGCGTTGTCCTCGCGTGTCTCGGCGTCCTTCTTCTCGCGCTCCTCGCGCTCCTTCTGCTCCTCCTTGGCGAGCTTGTCCTCGGACTCCTCGGCCGCTTCGACCTCTTCGTCGTGCTTGTCGATCAGCTTCTCGCGCCACTCCTTCACCTCGTCCGGGAGGATCCCGATCGAGTCGGTGTAGGAGAGGTCGGGGCTGACATAGGAGGCCTTCGGGTGGCCGACGGGGAGCGAAGCCTTCGACTCGCGCTCCTCGCGCTCCTTCTCTCTTTCCTTCGCCGTGCTCTTTGTGCTGGTGGGCACCGTCGCTCCTTTCGTTGTCATTCGGGTTCTGGCGCTACTCGACGAGCGCCAGGCCGTTCGCTTCCGCCATCATCTCCGCGAGCACCTGCTCGAAGCCGTCGGCGTAGCGGCGCAGACCGTCGACACCGAAGACGACGTCGGGCTGCTCGCCCTGTCCCTCCGCGACCACGACGCCGTGCTCGTCGATCTTCTGCACGACCGGCATGACCAGGAACTTGTACGGGCGCAATGTCACGTCGGCTGCACCTCCAGGATGGGCGGCGGCTCGGGCGGCGGCGGCGCGTGACCGGCGCTGATCGAGACGCCAATCGAGTCCTTGGACGGGTCGCCGCCGAGCATGGTCAACACCTCGGCTGGGGTTGCCGTCGGCACTGTCTCACCCTCGGTCAGGTTGATCTGAACGTTGATGTTCATTGATTCCTCCTCTTAGGCGACTCGCGCCGGGGTGATGTGAAGTTCACGCAAGCCGATCTGGAC